ACTATACACAGAATATGCACAACACACAGGATGGGATGATCGCATATGACTAACACAATTTTTACCGCAATCACAATCTTCGGGATCATTGCGCTGTTTATACTTTGGGGATTGAACAATGCATATCCCAACTAAATAACTTTAATTGCGACAAATAATAATATGCTATCTACCCAGTATCGTTTACGTTTGGAGTTTATTTGTCAACGCATTGTAAAAGGAGAAGAAGTAAAACTCGAAGACATGATCTGGGCAGAAAAACTTGCTGAGGCAAATAGATCTGCGGCTACTATTCTTAGACAAGCAAGAAGAACGGCAGAGAATCCTGAAATGCAAGAAGGTGATCTAGATGATTTCTTAAATCAACTTGACATCGGTGGAACTGGGCACGAACGCTTTGGAAAGCGTGGATTTGATGACATCGATGATATGGTAGATTGGTTCACTCAAGACAAACCCGAGGACTGGAGACAGCGTGACTAACAACGACGACAAATGGAATAACGGTCTAGACCTATTCATTGAAAGTGTTTACAAACCAGATTCAGATCTAAGACAACAAGCACATGATCAAAAATGCTACAATGAATTGATGGGAATCAGGTGGCATGTCATAGAATACTTGCAAACACTAAGAAAACATTAATTTGGTATCACATTTTACAAAAGATTTTCACTATATATTTTACGTTCATCTGCTATAATGCAGACGGAAGTAAGCCGACTCGGAACGGATCGTTCATCTATGGAAGCACTCTTATTAACTTGTCTCCAAGCACAATTTATTGTTGGTAGAGTGATGACACACCCAGAACTATCACTTCAACAGAAGAATAATATTGTCTGGGAGGTCAAACAAATGACAAGAAAAGAATGTAAGATAGACGCAAAAGCCGACTGAAGGAACGCTCTTTAATCTAACACTTAAGGAGAACCCTAATGTCACAAGCAACCTACCGTGGTGTAAAGTACGATACTGAAACACCAAAGCAAGAATATCAGCACTGGTATTCACAAACACATGCACCAGCACATCCTAATAATGTATATCGTGGTACACCCTACCGTCCTTGTAAGAACTCGGAGGTAGCACAATGAACTGGTTGAATGTTATCCGTCAGCAAATCCTCAAACAGAAGAGACTTCAAGAAGCACAACTTTATATTGCTACACTAAACTAATATATACTATATTATGTGGGGAGTTATAATGACTTCAGCACCAGCGAAAGAGAAAAGAAAAGAAGAGAAGGACAACATCTTTGTTGACATGTTATACAACTTGATAGTATATCTTCCCGTATTAATCTTTTCTTGGGTTATAGATAAATTTTCAGATTGAGAACTTAGCAGATAATTTCTTAGCGATCTTCTTAGCAGGGGCAAACAAGGGCTTAAACCTCGTTTGCCCCTCTTTTGTAAATTTCTCTGCTATGACATCATCAATAATAATCTTGTTATCAAGTTCATAGAGAGAATTGATCTCAACTTGATCTCTAATATATTGCTCCACGTTCTCTACTTGATCCACAAGTCTAGTACCATCTGCAGAGTATTCAAAGATATCAATATGTCCCCCTTCTGCTAAGACATAATGTAGAACAGGTTTGATTTGCTTGATCTTAATTTTAAACTTCTTCTTTGTTGCTTCTTTAATGATCGGTTCAGCAGCATTCTTTAATGCGTTAAGTGCTGTAGTTGCGACCATGGTGGAAGCAGTCGTCACCACTGCCACTGCCCCTGCCGTTGCCACCAGAGAGGGGTCTGGGAGGTCCACCTTGACCCCTGCCACGTTGATAGTAGGATTGTCTGCTGGGATCTCTGCCTTGGTGACTGGAGGGGTCTGGGTGAGTGCCTGAACAGCAGCAGGGAGGTCTGGTGGCTTAGCATCTGGCAAACCTCTAGACTTCTCTTCTTTTTCCGCTGCTTGCTTTTCTTTCTCTGCTTTTACGGCTGCATCAAATTCTTCCTGTGTAGGAACATTTATAACTGGATACTTGATTGATGAATCAGGTGCCTCAAATACAGGCAAAGCAAGCCCCCGAGTAACAGGGACTTGCAATGCATCAACTGCAGGGGGTTCAAGCCTCGGTATCAGAGTACCTTGAAGGCGCTGTATCGTCTGCGACTGATTCTTCAATGGTTGAAGCGTCTGCAGGTTGCTCGACTGCAACTGGGGTATCGAAGACTGGTTGGACAATTGGTTCAACTGCTGTTGTGGCAGGGATGGAATCTGGTTTGGCATCTTCTTCCTTATCCTTTTCGTTCTTCTTCAGTGTATCTACACCGAAAGTTGCTGCAGCGGCAGTAAAGACTGTAGCAATAAAAGTTGGATCCATCTTGGAAAGTAAACCAGCATAACTAGCGGTAAGTAATGCAGCACTCCAACTCAAAACTGAAATTCTAACAATAGTACTCATACATTGTGCCTTCTTATTGTTACTGTTATCGGCCATCGGTCTGGGAATAGAGGGTATGGTTCCCTCTATTTATTATGCCTCTTTCTTTTTTCCAATATTATACTTGGATTCTAGAGTCCATTCTCCCTTATCTTTATACGCAATCACTTTGATCTGATTGAGAGGAGCAGCATCAGTAATAGAGTCTGCATTAACAAGAGTAATCAGTCCCCAGTCAGATAAGAGTTGAACAATACGATTGCGACGTTGAACATCATTCAAAGAAAAGTTCGTATCCTTACGATCAAGTGCGAACAGTTCTTTAAAATGAACAATGTAATACTTACCCTTCTTATGAAGAATATGGCAAGATTGATATAGTTTCTTTTCCTTGCGAGAAGCAACTCCAATACGAGTCAGCGTTTCACGCACTTTCAGAAAATCATCTGGTTCTTTAAGAAGGACTTCTACCATGTCCTCTTCAGACCACTTAACTTCAATTTCACTCATTTTTTTCCTCCGACATTAAGCTTAGACTCTATAAATTTTAGTTGTTCTTTGGTTAACAACCCAAGAGCAGTCTTAGCTTTTTCATTACTATAACCATAGTATTGCTTAACCAACTCAAGGTCTTTCAGGGAATCCTTCTTTAACCAAGGTGAGAAACGTTTTCTCTTCCTGATTGTATTTATAAAAAAGTCGTATTGCATCTTATTGTCTAGATGCGAAGCCATGTTCATCTCGTTAGCATACAGAACTGTGTCCATAAAACCAGAGAGACATCGGTTAATAATATAAGAGGGATACTGTTTGATTGCCTCTTCATCAGCATCCATCAAATTGTTCTTGTCAAAATTGATGGAGTTTAGATAATGCTTCAGTTCATACTTCATCGGATAATCTCCAGTTCGACTCCAGGTTTCCACAACTCAAGTTCAGTTCGAACTCTATCTTCACTCCTCAACTTCTCATACCTCTTAGTTGATTTCTTCTTCCACCAAGCAATTGCTTCATCAGCAGCATGACGAAAATCACCAAGATAGTATCTCTTCTTCTCAGTCAGAGTCTTAGCATGATTAATGCAGTCATTAAACTCTTTTAGTTTGTTCTCATCATCCAAAGACTTACGAATGATGGAAATCATCTTCTGCTGAATCTTCAGTTTCTTGGAAGACTTATCAGCAGATACCAAACGTTCTCCACCATTACGTTCGTTAAACCACCAAAAGAAATCTCGAAACTCATCATCGTGAAACAATGGTAAGAAATCACTTTCGGTATCACCAATGTGTCTAACAAATGGTTTGAGACCATCGTACATGGAGACTCCTTTAGTAGTTCCATACAGAGAAGTTGTCTCAAAATACTTCAGATCAGTACCATACTTTTCATCAAACTGCTTCTTCAACTCAGTAGAAGATGCTAGAAGAGCCAGTAACTTTCCCCCCAAGTAATTGAATCCAAAAGGTTGAGTAGGAACAATATTGAAACCCATGACAAAATGAGCGTTAATATTAGAGAGAGGAAGGACTTCACCGAAATAATCGTTACGAGGTTTACTATTAATAGTTGGTGAACCAAATCGGACCACACCAACGATCTTCTTTGTATTTTCTTCGGTGACAATCCACTTCAAAGTTCTACCAGGAATTGCTTCCTCAATAGCATTAGATGCGGTCTGATGTAGAACCTCAGAATACAAATTTTGATTGTATTTACTCTTTGGTTTTGCTGATGTATCCACCTGATGAATTTTGAAATCCATATCATTAGGATGCATATCAAATTTACAGAAGATATCATCTTCTGGACCAAACAAAGTTCCAGACTGATTACTCATCCTGTCTCGTTTAACAAAACGAAGATAGTCATCAATTCTCTGGAACTGGGTATAATAAGTTATGAATTTATCGGCAGCATAAATGGCATCTTCACGATTCAGTTGCATAATGATTTAAAGTAATGTGTGCCATCGGGAACCCATACAGATTAGCATGAACATTGCCAACTGGCAAGGCATTGAAACTCATAGTATATCTAGATTCCTTTCCTGTGTGAGGCCTAGAGCAATGAGGTAACCAACTAGGAAACATGATCAAACTTCCTGGCTCTGGATAAACTTCCCGTTCAAGTTCTCTATTTTTCTTCCAGTTGATATCTAGTGCAATACCACCTTTACTTGCAAATGGATCTAAGAACACAGTCGGAGATCCCTTTGTGACGTAATAAACAGCACTGACATAAGAAAGATTATGATTATGAACATGGTGAGATGCCATTCTACCTGGTGCAGATTTGTTTCCCCAACAGACAGAAATGTCTAAAGCATCGCAATCCAGTTCATAATAAGCATGATATTCATTCAAACACTGTCGAAACCAATCCATTAGAAATTTGAATTTTGGTTCGGTATGAAGAACTCCATCAGTAGTCTGAACTCGCATCTCTTCCCATTGGGCCCAATCACCAGTTCTTTGTTCAGGTTTAAACTCTTCAATCAAAGAGATAACTTCATCAGTCCTTGGATCTGGGTTATCAAATTTATGAAGAGTTACTGGAAAAAGATTTAGAGTTTTCATAGAATCAGTTTTTTCTCTGGGGGAGTTACAAGGTTAAAGAACATTGCTTTATAATTTTCCGAGCAAGGTTCATTTGGTTCACTCATGAATACAATAAATCGTTTTGAAATAGTAATAGACTCAACTTCACGATCTAGTACAGGAGACCAAGGAGCAAATCCAAGTTGATTATTACCAGTAGGAACAATCACAATAGGATCTTTAATTTTAATGGAATCGGTTTCATCTTCCAATACTGTAGCCACAACGTCTTCACCAGAAGACATACGAATAAGTTTAATAGTCATTTAGTTCCTCATTTAAAATTACATTCACACATGATCTCCGTTAAGGCAGCAAGAAGATTTACTTCCTGGTCAGCAACGAACGCACTTTGGTATTGGTACTTAGCAATAATAAGAACGGCAGCGGGGATAGTCGCGGGTGAAAGGCCATCATAACAGGCGTCATACACCCTGCGAAGAACGATAGAAGGATCGTTATCCAAGTTGGAGACCACCCACTTTCGTACCTCCGTGAAGTTCTTCTCTGCGAGATGTTTAATGAGATCATTGATTCTTACGTCAGATACTTGTGCGAGAATACCACTATCGATTGTTCCACTAGAAGAATAGCGTTGAAGTTCGTTCAGAGTTCGACGCCAATCTGGGAAGTGTTTATGAATTACTTCTGCAACAACTTTTGCATCATATTCGATACCCTCTTCCGCAAGTACAGACCTGACACGGTTGAAGAACTCTGCTGCGATTGCAGGTTTTTCTTTTCCTGGGATGCTAAAGTCGATGACTGAGCAACGGGAATGGAGAGGTTCAATGATTTTGTTTTTGAAGTTTGCCGTGAAGATGAATCTGCAGTTGCTATAAAACGCCTCAATATTAGCCCGTAGAAGGAGTTGAACGTCGTTGGTTGTGTTATCTGCCTCATCGATGATGATGACTTTGTGTTTACCAGTTGCTTGAAGTGATAGGGTCGAAGCAAAGTTTTTTGCTTGGTTCCGTACCGTGTCCAAAAATCGTCCTTCATCAGATCCGTTGATGACATAATAATCTGCTCCTAATTCCTCACAAATCGCTTTTGCAATAGTAGTTTTACCAATACCAGGAGGTCCAGCAAGAAGGAGATTGGGAATCTCACCTTTCTCCACGAACTCCTTAAAGGTTTTTTTAATATTTAGTGGAAGAATGCAATCGTCAACTTTACGAGGACGATACTTTTCAACCCAAAGAAAATGGTCTTTCATAATAAGTCCTCCACTCAGATTATCACTTGGTCAAATTAGGTTCCAGAGCAATCCAGTATTTCAGATTGCATGTAGTAGACTTAAACAAGGCCACCTTACCCATATGAATGGAAACATCGTAGGTATGGTTCGGCATCAGTTTCAGATTCTCCATCTTGAAGCAGAAGCAGAAATCGTTATCAGATTCGCCAAGTTCAATAGAATATACGTTTGAGGTATCATTCTTCTTATCTGTCACGCACATATGCATAGAACCCTCGGAACCATAAAGGCAGAGATCTTGCACACCATAAGTGCTAGAAGCACGAGATAAACGAGACAGATTCTCCCACGTCAAAGTAAAACTCACATCAGCAGTAGGAACCTCAAGATCTTTCTCGGGAGCACTTAGGATCATATCAGCATCAGAGTAATAGATCTTACTGCGTGACTTTGTGCCAGAATCTTTGATTACCAAGCAAGTGTCATTGGTGAAATCCAATTCTGGACTTTGACACAAACCAAGAGCACCAATAAAGACTGAGAGATCGTAGATAGGAACTTCCCTAGGAAACTCTTCTTCAATCTCGTACCTGGCCATGATGTTCTTGTTCACCGAAAGAGTAGAAAGAACATTACCAGGTTTGATATTGATGGACTTATTGATAGAAAGAAAATTCTTCAATGCATCAATAGTGGTAGTGCTGATAGAAATACTCATACAGATTTAAACTCCTGAAGACCGTTGTTAGTGCGAGAATAATGTTTATCGAAGTGAAGTAGAAGCATAGCATAGTGAATCACTTTGAGAAGATCACGTTTATTGTGACCATCTTTGTCACCATATCGAGATCCATATTTCAGGATATTTGCTTGACAGAAATCTGCTGCTAGACCTTTTGCTGCCATGAGATCAATTGTTTGAATATCAGAATACTCATCATCGTGGCCACAATAATGACTACCATAAGTGCTTACCACATAATCTTCAACGTCTTTAAGGATCTTATCCTCATTGTATTTCCATTGCATAATTAAGTTCTCCATAAAGAAGGGGAGGGATAACCTCCCCGTTAGTATATCAGAAAGGTGCTTGCTCGTCAATAGTTTCAACCTTGTCATCTACCTTGGAATAGAGTTCCAAGAAAGATTGCTTGGTATCAGCATCGAAACGGTTGACACACACTTCGATTGCCTTATCACGTTTGCCGAAGATAGCAAATGCCTTGGCAATGTGAACCAGACGACGGGTGCTGATCACTTCATCCACACCACCATCATAGAAGGTCTTGCGGATCACCTGTGCCCACCGAACAAGTTTCTCGGCAAAGTCATTATCCGAACCACCCATGATGTTAGAGAGAATCTTGATCTCCGTCTTTTCGGTGGGGTATTCTTGCTCAAACGTGATGGGGAATCGTTCAAGGAAAGCTTCATTGAGGACGTTGGTTCCAATGAATCGTCCATCGTCAGATCCTTTGCCTTTCGTGTTAGCAGTAGCAACCACAGTGAAACCAGCAGCAGGACGGACATAACGACCGATCTTCTTCAGGAATACTCCATTACCTTCCAGAACAGACTGCAGACAGAGAATCTTGTTAGATGCCAAATCGATCTCATCCAGCAGAAGCACAGCACCCCGTTCAAGTGCTTCCACCACAGGACCATTGTGCCACACAGTAGAACCATCCACCAGACGGAAACCACCGATCAGATCATCCTCATCAGTCTCGATGGTGATGTTGACACGAATCAGTTCACGTTTCAGCTGAGCACATGCCTGTTCAACTGAATGAGTCTTACCGTTACCAGACAGACCAGTGATAAAAACAGGATAGAACTCTTTCGACTGAATAACTTTCTTCAGATCTGCAAAGTTCCCGAACGGGACAAAATTGCCATCCTTAGCAGGAACATAGGACTGAACTTCCCGATCGGGATCAACAGCAGGAGCAGCAAAGGTCTCTTCCAATTTCTCTACTTCCAAGGTCCACACTCCACGTCCAGTTTTATAATTGAGCAGTTTCTTAGTAAGAGTTTGGTAGCTCACACCAATCTCATCAGCATACTCACGAAGTTGAGTAGCATTTACAGTTTTACCAAATCGTTGGGTCAGGTTAGTCAGTTCCACAGTTTTCGTCATGATGTAGGGTTGAGGGAGGTGCTTCCGTCGATTACCTTAGTAGTATAGGGCATCGGGGGGCAGGGGTCAAGCAATTTGACCCACGAATTTCGATAAGATTACCTTATTGACCATCTTACCATTCATATGTTTCTTAAATGCGTTGGTAAGTTGAGACTTGGAAGATGCATCTTTCACTTCGATCTCATTAGAATCTTTCTTCTCATCTGGATTCCAATAACGATAACGATTGTGTGAATCATCATTACCATGAATCAGATACAGTTCCTTAAAACCACAACCTTTAATGGTTACAGATTTATTCTTAGTCCACTCTTTATCGAGTTTAGCAACTTCATCAAAAGGCATCTCACAGTAATTTGCTTGAATGCGAACTTCACTCTTGGAGCAAAGACGGAAACCAAGCAGATTGTAGTTCACGATGTTAGAAATATAACCAACAAAGGTGTTAGTGATGCCATGACGATCCGTATTGATTTGAGTTTGGAACCGACTCTTAGGATCACGGAGAACAGTAATCTTATCACCGTAAATGGGTTGAGAATGAACTTCCTTCAAAGCAGAAACATATTTGTTATAGCAAGGAGTACAAGCCTCACCGTCAGTGAGATAAATCACGTTAACTTTCTGAACTTTCTCTTCACTTTTGAATTTCTCGACAACCTGAGGGGTGGAAACGATTGCTTCTACCAGAGGGGTGCCAGAGAGAGAATATTCATAATCATACCAATTACCACGATAGAAACCCCAGCAATTAACAAAGAATACTTCCATCATCTTGTCAAAAGTTTGAGTGTTCATCTTAGATGAGAAGAACTCAAACAGACGGAACGATCGATCAACATTCAGATCACCTTCATTATTGCTGGTAGGTTTACCAGGGAACAGTTGATCGTTAACATGACAATCGGAAAAAGCATACACTCGGAAAGGAATAGCACACTTCTTACAGAACCACATCAGATCGTACAGTTGCTTGATCGTAGAGATCATGCTGCTGGACATAGAACCAGACCAGTCAAGATAGAACACAAGACCGTGATTCTTACCGTCAGGAATGGTGGTCACTTTCTTGAATACATCATCACTAAACTTGTAAGTATGCAGACGGGTAGTATCAAGAACACCAGTGCGAGAAGTTGATGCACGGGCATATTGATCTGCAGCTTTCTTACACTCAAACTCTTTCACAAGATAGTTCACAGTCTTGATGCTATCTTTCTTGTACTTACGATACTCTTCTACAGGACGTTCCAGATCAGAACGTTGATGCCAAGCATTAAAAGAATTGCTCATCTTCTCAACGTTAGTTTTGAAAGGAACAATCGTTTGACTCAGATCAAACTTAGGAAGATTGATGTATCGATATTCCTTGGCACGTTCATCAACAAGTTGCTGCTGATTCTCATCCATAGCACGTTGAGTTTCCGAGACATTCTCGTTCACTTCATTCTTACCCCCAAGAGGGGTGGAACTACCCCCATCTGGAGTAGACTCTTCATCCTCATTATCAAAGTCAGAACCTTGAGTAGAATTACCTTGAGTTTCCATATTGGAACTACCAGGCATTTGGGGAGGTTGAGGTTCATCACCACCTCCAGAAGTCTGAGGAGCAGGAACTTCTTTTTCCTCAACTTTCTTCTGCTTCAGATATTCCATCAGAGCAAAAGCAAGATCTACAAGATCATCCCAGGTTTCAGTCTCACCAGCACGATTCACCCACTCCATCTCATCACGTTCAAAAGGAACGATGGTACGATTACCAACAACACCAACCTTGTAATGCATGTTGATACGATCGATCAGAGACATCTTGCCGAGATCTTTATCTTTAATCTCAAAGAAATCCATATCATTCATCTCATTATAGCCGTAATAGAACGACTTGGAGAGACCAGGATACCGACGTTTCATGAGTTTCTCCACACGAACGTCCTCCAGCACGTTCAGAATGTCCTGTGGGATTGCCTGAGAGACCGCACCATAGTCCATAGGGGTATAGAGTGCATGACCGACTTCATGACCCACCAGAAGGTCGTAGACGGTGCCAGAGACGTTCTTCCAGATCGGCAGGCAAAGAGTACGACTATCGACTTCAAAATACGCAGTGGGAACCTGACGATGCTCCACGTTCAGGTTCTCAGTGGCAAGCAGTTTGGCAAGGG